CTAAATAATGCAGGTGGTGTAGTAATGGATACTGGGGGAGATGGAGTGTTGCGCCTTCGTGATAACAGCGGAACGAACTTTTCTCGCATTCAACTCGGCGGTACTACTTCTTCTTTCCCTTCCTTGAAGCGCTCTTCCGCGATCCTGCAAGCCCGCCTCGCGGACGACAGCGCAAACACGCAGATGCAAGCCTCCCGCTTTATCAGCGACCAAACCACCCCCGCCGCCTCCACCGACGCCGGAACCGCCGGGGCGATCTGGGCGGACGCAAACTACATCTATGTGCAAACGGCGGCTGGCACGATTAAGCGTGTCGCGCTAACCACTTTCTAAAGGAAACTAATATGGCAAACCCTCTCGCGACGAAAGTCACCCCCTCTCTCACCTTCTATATGGACGACGGCACGACCGTTGTCCGTGAACTGAAGACGGTTCCACAGGATGGCGTGGACAGCCTCTACAACTGGCTGATTACCCAGACCAAGCCGAACCCGCTTGATCCTACCGGCCCGCCGTGGAACAAGTATCAGAACAGCCCGACCGACACCCCGACCGACATCGCGGTGAACTTCGCGAACGATCTGATCTTGCTCCAGGTCAAGCAGATTGTGTCCTACGCTCCCCCCGCCTCTGTTGTTGCGGCGCAGGAGAATGTCGTCAAGGCACAGGCTGAGTACCAGATCGCTCTCGACAAGGCCTCCGGTCTGATCGAAGCCCCTGCTGCTCCCCCGAAGTAGCGCACCTGATGTAACATAGGTGTATGGAAAACACCAAACCTACGGACATCACCGTAGAGCAAAAGCTGAAGATTCGTGACTTGCAGTACAAGCTGGCCGCTATTGCCAACCAGAAGCACGCCCTGAAGACGGAGTTTGACTCCCTTGTCGAGAAAGAAAAGACTCTCGTCGAGGATCTCCAGAAAGAGAACAACTCCCTTCAGGGCTGGTCTCAAGGGTGCGGCTGGTCTCTCGATAACGATACCCTGGAATGGGTGCAGGTTAAGCCCAACTAGGAGAGGTGCAACGTGAAGCCACTGGAAACAATTGGAGCCATACCTGTCGTATGTTCTCCTCATGTGTACACGGAGTACAGTGGCTTCCGATACGACTTCACTACTTCAACTCTTGTAGTGCCGTCGATATCAGCCGGGTCTGTGTCCTTCTCTGCGATACAGCTTAACGGCGCTACGTCTGGATCAACTACTCTCCAGGCGCAGGCAATTGCTTCCGGCACTATTACAGTGCCTTCCGCTACGGATACTCTCGTCGGCAAGGCTACGACAGACACCCTCACGAACAAGACGTTCGATACCGCCGGGTCTGGAAATGTTCTCAGGATCAACGGCACTCAGGTCAGCGCCGTAACAGGTTCTGGGTCTGTTGTCCTGGCAACTTCTCCAACACTTGTCACGCCCAATATCGGGGTAGCTACGGCCACCTCTCTGACCGTAGGTGTTGTTGGCGGGCAGGCGACGATGGCGTCCTGGTTTACCGGGAACACCGCGCACTGGATCAACCTTCCTACGACCGGACCCTCTGGCATCGGATCTGGTGGCGCTGGCGTTAACCCGTGGGTTTCCTATGCTGCCGCTTCGGGCCAGTGGTTCTCTGATGCTTCCGCAGGAGACATTTGCTACAGGAACACTGGTGGCAAGCTGTTGTTCGGCATTTCTACTGGCGCTTACAATATGGCGCTATTGGCAAGCGGCAACCTTCATGCTGTTGGGAGTGTTGGCATAGGCACGGCTAGTCCTGGAACAAAGCTAGAAGTATTCGGGTCGATAACCGCTAGGGTGGCGGCAACGCAGGACGCTGTTGTTTTGGCGGGTAGGGCAGGTGGGACCGGATCTTTTGGGGTCACCCTCACTCCGACTACCTTGACCGCAAGCCGAACGGTCACCCTGGCCGACGGAAATACCACCCTTCAGGCTGGGACGATGGCGATTACGGGCGGGACTTTGGCTCAGTTCGCTGCCACCACCTCCGCCCAACTGGCAGGCGTAATCTCTGACGAGACCGGGTCAGGGTCTCTTGTATTCGGCACTAGCCCTACGATTGCCACCCCTACTATAACGACAAGCGCCGTAATCCCTATAGTGAATGGAGGTACGACAGCGTCCTCCACACTCATCCTTCAATCTACTTCTGGCGCTGGGACATCTGATGCCATCATCTTCAGGACGGCTTCGCAGTCTGAGAAGGTGAGGATCGATACAAGCGGGAACACATTTGTCGGCACTGCTTCCTCTACTATCGGCAAGTTTGTAGTCTCAGGGGCGCAGGGCTTTGCCAACCAGGGGTCCAACATCGCGTGCGCCATGCGGGTTCAGACGGGGTCGAACAATGCGATCCTGCTTGACACTATTGGCGTAACGAACGCTTCCGGTTACAGGCGAGGGATCTACTGGGGGTACGGGGGTGATGACTTTGGCCTCTACAGATTCACCAACGACGGCACCACCGGGTTTGTCACCGACTTCTACCTGTCAACATCTGGACGCTTGGCTCTTGGAACCAGCACGGTTGCTACTTCAGCGGCGCTTCAGATCGATTCCACTACTGGCGCTCTGATCGTACCAAGGATGACCACTGCACAGCGTGATGCTTTAACCGCAGTCAACGGCATGATCATCTACAACACTACCACCAACACCATGCAGGGCCGGATCAACGGTGCCTGGGCGAACATGTAGTCTAGGTCAACGATGCGCCGATTGGAAGTCATCCTCTATATCAGCGCCAAAGAGAATATCATGTCCTTAGAGACGGGAAGAATCTGAATGCAGAAGTTCAAGCGTACATCCGGCGGCGGCATTGAATATCGTGGGCATACGTTCCCTGGATTCAACAAGCCTATCAAGTCGTCCAATCCTGCCAAGAAGAAGATGGTGCTGGCGAAAGAAGGCGATCAGGTAAAGCTGGTTCACTTCGGTGACGCTTCTATGGGCCACAACTACAGTGCCGCTGCCAGGAAGAGCTACATGGCTCGTAGCGCCGGTATCAAAGGCAAGGACTCCAAGCTCTCCGCGAACTACTGGTCTCGCAAGGTATTGTGGGCTGGGCCTTCAGGTAGCAAGAAGGCACCCCCGGCCTCCCAGAAGGTGAAGAAGTATGATTAGCGACTTGACGTGCAAGAAGCTGACGGCAGCAGGACTGGTATTTGACGGTCCAGGTAGGGTTGTAACGATATTCGCCCATACCGCACTGGCTGGCTCATTTCAGTTAAGAGATGGTGGTGCTGCTGGAGATATCTTGATAGACATATCGCTTCCAAACAACTCAACGACAGCCATCCCTCTTGGTGGTAACGGAGTTCGTTTTGATACGAACATCTATCTATCGGCTACAAATATTGACGCAATCACTGTCTGCTGGGGGTAATCATGAAGGGCCAAATGAAGATGTCGGCGCAGCAGCAAGGCAAGGTTGGCAAGGTCATGCACGAGTTCAAGGCCGGGAAGCTCAAGTCTTCCTCCGGTCAGAAGGTCACGAACCCGAAGCAGGGCATTGCTATCGCACTGTCGGAAGCTCGGAGGGTTAAGAAATGATCGGTCGATTCAGCATGGGGAAGCAGGTCGGCACCCCTTCTATGAAGAGGAAGCCTGCCAAGTCTGCTAAAGCCCAGTTCGGAGAGGGCGCGTACTCTAAGCCTACTGTCGCTCGGAAGTTCTCCAAGCTCCAAGCGCCGAAGGTAAAGAAGGGCTTCTAGTGGGATACACCAAGCCTCAGCTTTTTTCGGCTATTGGGTCTTTGTATGGGGACAGGCCAGCCCTTATGGAGGTATGCGATGTGCCAAACATCTTCGCTATTTTTCGATAGCTGTATCCAGCCTCAACAAGGGATTGGTACTCACTTCTTCTTGCCTCGTGAATCCTTCGCTTTGCGTTTGCTATTTTCTGAGAAATCCATCCGTGCCTCTCTCCGCCGAATATTGAGTTATCTCTCGGGCTCACCCATCGAAGATTGCTTGCGGAGTTGTTCGTCCGGATTCCGTCAATGTGATCGACTTGCGCTAGGTTCTCTGGATTTGGCACGAAAGCTTGAGCAACCAGTCTATGAATGTATTTCGAGCTCTGTCTGCCGAGGGATGCTCTCAGGTATCCAGTTGTATGGATTACTGGTTTCAGTATTTTTTGCTTTTCAATTCTCATCCTTTTCCTTAAGTTCTTTTGAGGGATGTCTGCCCAGTTTGACCGCAATCTCCCAAGGCTGCTTATCGAATACCTTCCATCGGTTCCTTGAATCTCGGCCCAGATCTCTTCCGTTTCGTGTTCCATTGAGTGGATTATTGCATTGGCGCACCAATACGGTCAATCGAAATTTTGATACCTTCAAGAGGTTCAGGTAATGTCTACTTCAGGCACGGCAACTTGGAACATCAACATCCTCGACATTATCGAGGAAGCGTACGAGCGGGTTGGAATTGAGGTCAAGGGTGGCTACGAGATCAGGACCGCCCGCAGAAGCCTGAACCTTCTGTCGATGGAGTGGGCGAACCGTGGGCTGAACCTGTGGTGCGTGGAGCAGGGGACTCTTGCTCTTACTGCTGGCACTGCTACCTACAACCTGCCTGACGACACAATTGACATCCTTGAAGGTGTGATCAGGACATACCCCGGTCAGACGAATCAGCAGACCGACATCGCCATCACCCGGATATCGTTCGTCACCTACAACACCCTGCCCAACAAGTTGCTTCGTGGCACTCCCATCCAGTTCTACGTTGCACGGGATACGACCACGCCTCAGATCACGTTCTGGCAGGTTCCTGACGATACGATCTCCAGGCAGTTCGTGTACTACCGCCTCCGCAGGCAGCAGGATGTGGGGACCAACGCCAACAACAATATGGATGTGCCGTTCAGGTTTGTTCCGGCGCTGATTGCGGGCTTGGCCTACCAGCTTGCTTGCAAGAGGCCGGAAGCATTCGCCAGGATCCCTGAACTGAAGGCGCTGTACGAAGAGGAATTCCAACGGGCTGCGGACGAAGATCGTCAGCGGTCTGCGGTCATGCTTGTGCCTGGAGGGTATGGCTGGTAATGTACGCTTCCGGTAAGCACGCAATCGCGATGTGCGACATCTGCGCTAGGCAGGTGAAGTACACGAATCTCAAGAAGTACATCTACAACCAGAGATGGAATGGTCTTCTTGTATGCGAAGAGTGCTTCGATATAGACAATCCTCAGCTTCAGATCGGCAGGTACGTCAGAGGCGAGGCTATTGCGCTGGAGAATCCAAGAACTGCTTCGCAGCAGAATCCGCCGACACGAGAGTATTTTGGCTGGAACCCTGTGCTGCCGAACAAGATCTACGTTACTCTAGGGCGGGTTACAATTACGGTCAGCTAGGGAGAAGGCATGCCAAAGTTCAAGAAAGAAAAGAAAGTCGTAAGGGCGCAGGCGGGGGCCTTCACTGGTAGTTCCCCTATGAAATTCCCTGACCAGGAAGTTCAGTCCCCCGAGAGGCAAGTGGCTGGCGCCCTTGGCAGGGGAATCACTGGAGCCAGTAGGTTTCTTATTGGGCTAATGGGTGGTGATCCAGATCTTCCTCAAAGGATTGAACAGGAAAAGCTGAACAAGCAACTTGAATCCACAGGAAGAAGGTCCTTGGATCTGACTAAAGGAATGACTGCCAGCATGCCGAAGCCAACTCCTCCGGCTTCTCGTCGTGGTGTATCTGGCAAGGCCTCTCCCAAGCCTGATGCTGTTGGCAATCTCTATATGGATGAATTCAAGAGCAGGTTCCCGGAGCCATCTCCTCAGCCTCAAGCCAATGTGGCTAGCCCCACGGCTGCTCCGCCTGCTCAAATGATCTTCATGCCTAAGCAGATTGACTTGTCTGACATCTTTGGTAGGCGCAAGTATTCTGAATCTGCCACCGCTTCTACTGGCACTCCTGCTGATATGGCGAAAGCCGCAGGCGAGATCCCCAAGACCAAGGCTGGCCTCAAGAAGTTCATGCAGGAGTACGGCAAGTTCATTGCTCTCGGCGCTATGGCTGGTCAAGGTGGCAAGGGCGGTCAGATCGCTGCCCCGATTATGGCGGCGCTGCCTGGGCTGATCGAGATAATGAAGAGCAAGAAGAAGTCTTCCGGGGGTGAACCTCCGAAGAAAAGCGAAGGCGGCGCTATCCGCAAATTCAAAGGAGGTTCCATGAAAGGGAACTCGAAGAACTCGATGGACAGCATGCTCACCCCCAAGTACGCGAAGGGTGGCAAGACGGACAAGATGGGCAAGGCTGCTGGTGAAATGCCGCAGCACAAGAAGATGGCGATGGGCAAGCCCACCCCGCAAAGCACTGGTCAGAAGTTCGCTAAGGGCGGCGCTGCGAAGTACGCTGGCGGCGGCATGTGCAAAGGCTACGGCATCTCGAAGAAGATCCGCCCGACCGGCCCGATGAACTAACCCTGGCGCTATCCTAGGAGAAGGCCAGAAATGACATACGCTGAACTCAAAGAGCAGATCAAGGATTACGTCCAGTCCGAGGAAGCCACGTTCCTCGCGAACCTGGATGTCATTATCCAGCTTGCAGAGCAGCGTATCAACAGGGATGTGAAGTCTCCAGACTCTCGAAGCACTTCTACTGGAACTGCGACTACTCAGACGATCACCACGCCTAGCGACTTTGTGATGCCACTGAGTTTGTTTGTGAGTATCGGTGGAATTGAGACTGGACTTCTACTCAAGGAGCCTTCGTATTTGACGGAGGCCTTTGGCGTAACCGCTTCGTCTGCTGGGTCCAGCGGATCTCCGGCGTACTACGCTATCCTGTCGGCTGGGGGTGGCTCTACGACAATTCTCATAGCGCCATCCCCTAGTTCATCTTTGGGGTACACCTTGTACTACTACAAGACCGCTGACACGATTGTGGGCGCTGATAGCAACACAACTTGGGTCAGCAACTACTTCCCGCAGACTCTCCTGTACGGCTGTCTTGTAGAGGCGTACACGTTCCTGAAGGGCGATCCCCAGATGCAGCAGCAGTACGAGAAGCTGTATCAGCTTGGTCTGATGGAACTCAAGAATGTCGCTGAGGACGAACAGCGGATGGACAACTACCGGAACCCCGATAGCAAAAGGAACATTGGCTAAACATGGCATTCACTGGTAGCTATGTAACGAACTCATTCAAAGAGCAGCTTCTGCTTGCTGTTCACGACTTCTCAACGGATGTCATCAAGATTGCCTTGTACTCAAGCGCCGCTACGATTGACAGTTCGACGACTGTCTACAGCACGACGAACGAGATTACCGGCACTGGATACACTGCTGGCGGAAAGACTCTGACCTGCACTGTCACGCTGACGGGCAACTACGCCATCCTCGACTTTGCCGATGTGAACTGGACTAGCGCCACATTCACCTGCCGGGGCGCTCTCGTCTACAACTCCTCGAAATCCAACAAGTCCATCTTCGTGCTGGACTTCGGCACTGACAAGACGGTATCCAGCGGCACGTTCTCTATCCAGTTCCCTGTTGCTGATGTGAACAACGCAATCGCTGTGATTAGCTCGGTGACAAACTGATGCCTCCCACATACACCTCAAACAACAAGATCAAGAAGATCGCCACGGGTGACGAGACGGGTACTTGGGGAACGAGTACCAACACGAACTTCGACCTGTACGACACTGCTATCGACGGCGTTGTCTCGATCTCTCTGTCTGGGACAAGTACTACCCTCACCATCTCCCCCGGCGCTGCTGCTAGCCCTGACGGCAGAAACAAGATTCTGATCCTGGGCGGATCTCCTAGCGGCACGCATACGATTACCATTGATCCGCCGGAAGTCGAGAAGCACTACTTCATCCAGAACAACACGAACCAGAGCGTCATCATCACACAGGGTAGTGGCGGGAGCGTCACTATTGCCGCTGGGTACTCTTCTGTCGTGTATTGCAATGGCGCTGGATCTGGTGCCGCAGTTGCTGAGGTATTCACGAAGTTCAAGACTACCGAGTTCAGCGCCGGAACATATACTTCTGCCGCTGCTCTTGCCGTAAAGCCTGGGACGAACTCCACTTCCGCCATTGCCTTCCAGACTTCTGGTGGCACTCAGATTGCCGCTATCGACAGCACGAACAGCAGGTTTGGTGTGGGAAGCATTGCTCCGACAGCGCCATTCTCTGTCTCTGGCGCTAACTCCATATCCGCCCCTTCCTTTACTGGAATTCACTTGATTGGCGATGGAATCACTACTAGCTCCAGGATCTCCATTGACGGAGTTGGTAATGCTGGTTGGTTTCTTGGGAGGCTCTGCCTTGGCACTGCATCGTCTCCGTCTGCGGTACTCTCTTCGGCTTTCCTTTCTGCCTTTACTGGTCGAGGGTATCTAACCAGCGCATACTCTACGAGCGACTTGGGTCAGGTTGCAATTCAGGCCGAGGAGAACTACACGAACTCCACTGCGGCTACCGGGATCGTTTTTAGCACCACCGCTCCTGGGTCTGTAGCTTTTCAGCAGGTAGCCAGGATTGACGGCGGGGGTCGCTTCATTATCGGGCAGCAGGTCGCTGGCGGTCTAGGCAACCAAACCTCTGGCCCCAGTGTTGGGATTGAGCTTCAAAGCACTACCAGGGCTATTCTTCTCTCCCGCATGACGACGACTCAGCGGAATGCCATGACTGCCATCAAGGGAATGATTATCTACAACACCGACACGGACACGTTTCAGGGTTGCTATCAAATATCTCCATCTGTTTTGTGGAAGGATCTCTAATGCCAACGAGCTTCTCTTGGAACATCAAGGTCATGACGGTAAAGCCAGTCGAGGGTAGCTTGACTGATGTCGTTATCGTAGTCTACTGGGATCGGCTTGGATCTCGCGTCAGCAACAGCGTTACGTACAATGCGTCTCGCTCTGGCATGTCCAACCTCGGCACTCCGGATCCGTACAACTTCACCCCCTACGATCAACTGACAGAGAATCAGGTGATTGGCTGGGTGGAGACTTCTCTCGGCACTGAGCAGCTTGCCCTTATCGATGCCAGTATCGACAAAGACATCGACAACCAAATCAACCCACCTGTGGAGGTCCTGCCGCCCCCGTGGCAGCAGTAATTCTATGCACGCTGACTTCATTTCCAAGCTCCTGCACGGAGTCACCGCAGCGCACATGCTGCACCTGATGACGAAAGGCCCCGGCGCTTATGCTCGGCACAAGGCTCTCGGGTCTCTCTACGATGGGCTGTCTGATGCCGCCGACTCTCTTGCTGAAGAATGCTTCGGTGTTCACGGTGTGCCTACGTCATTCCCTAGCGAAAAGTTTGTCTGCCCCAAGGATCCTGTAAAGTTCGTCTCTGAACTCTACGAGTACGTCACCAGGAACCGCAGCCAGATGGGCGACGAGAGCCACATTCAGAACTCTATCGACAGCATCCTTACGTTGCTGGCAAGCACCAAGTACAAGCTCGAAAACCTCGCATAAGGAGCGCCATGTCTTTCTTCGGGAAACTCAAGTCCATCTTCTCTCCGTCGAAGCTGGCTGTCGTTAAGGGTGTTGTCGGCACCGTGTACCCTGTTGTAGAACTGATTGCCACCATGACCCCTACGAAGGCTGACGACGAGATCATCGCCTGCGCCAATCTGATCGGGGTTAAGGACTTCATTCTCTCTGAACCGGGTGAATCCGGTAAGATGCTGAAAGAGCTGGCAATCAAGGCTGCTCAGAAGAAGATGAAGAACGTGCCAGTCGAGGTCATTGCCAGGGCGGTTGAAGCAGCCTACCAGCAGATGAAGGCCAAAGACTCGCTTTAAGGAGTTTGTGTGCCGCTGATTAAGATTCAGCCAAGACAGGGGATCGTTAGAGATCTTACGAACTACGCTAACGAGGGTGGTTGGTACGACTCGGACAAGGTCAGGTTCCGCCTGGGGTTTCCTGAGCAGATCGGTGGCTGGGTCAAGTACGTCACCTCCACATTTCTCGGCACTTGCAGGAGCCTGCACCAGTGGTTCACTCTCGACCTGGAGACCTACCTTGGAGTCGGGACGAACCTGAAGTTGTATGTAGAGACCGGGAACACCCTCTACGACATCACCCCTATTCGCAGAACGGTCACGCTTGGGTCCAACCCATTCAACACCGTAGACGCTGGCAGTAAGTATCTACTCGTCAGCGACACAAGTAACGGCGTAGTACTCAACGACTTCGTCACATTCTCTGGCGCTACTACATTCGACACTGTGTTCACTGCGGCGCTTCTTAATGCTGAGTTTCAGGTTGTGGAAGTTGTCAGCGCCAACCAATACAAGATCCTTGTGAGTGGCGCTAGTTCTGGCGCTTCCGCTGGTGGAGTGACTGGTGGCGGGGCTTCTGTATCCGCTGCCTACCAGATCAACACTGGCCTGGACTCTCAGGTGTTTGGCGGTGGCTGGGGCGCTGGTCCCTGGAGCCGGGGTGGATGGGGGTCTGGGTATTCG